GCAATCGACGAATTCACCGAGTTCTGGCAGGGCGAAGGGCGGACCAAGCGAGGCAAAAAGTCTGCCCGTGGCTGGCAGCTCACCTTCCGAACGCGGCTGCGTGACCTTGCCAAGCGATGGCGTCGTGGCGCGTTTGCTGGAAGCCAAGACCGAGGCCAACGATCAGGCGGTGGAAGCCTCGCTGATGCGGCGCTGCGGCTTGTCAGTGAGAGCAGATCGTAGGTGGTTTTATCCTGAAAGCGGCAAGTCTTACTCCGTGGTGACGGGCTTCGACATCACCGAGGACGATGGAGCGGACCCAGAGCTGGCGCTGGAAGTGGTGCGGATGGCGCAAACTCCAGCGCCGGAGGATACAGTTTACGGCTGGCTTGGTGAGCTTTCGGTGCAGGTGGCTTACCGCACGCAGACTGAGTTCAACGGCGAGCTGACCCTGCGTGTCTACGCCCGCAACCTAGCAGAATATCCAGCCGACATTGTGCGCGACGTTTTGATGGATTGGCCTAAGCAATCGAAGTGGTGGCCAACCTGGCACGAGCTGGTGGAAGAGCTGGATAGAAAGCAGCAGCGGCGACGGGCGTTGGAGCGTGAGCTGATCTTGCGTATCCGGCGTCAGGAAGACGTAGGGCCTCGCCGCCCTGAAGAGCCAGACCCTGCAGTGGTGGCCGGATTTGAGGATCTGATGGCGAGTATCAAGCCCAAGAGGATGGATGAGGCATGAGTATGACGAAGTTTAAACCGGCCTCATGCCACCCACACCCAAGGCCAGCGGCTTTGTGAATGTGTATGAGGGTAGCGACGGGGTTTTGTGGACCGGCAAAAAATATGACTCCGAAGAAGTGGCGGAAGTGGCTGGAAGAGCCCCAGACAACAGCAAGCGCATCGCCTGCATTGATTTGTCCCAAATCGACTTGACCCCCTTTCTTGTGGAGGCGTCGTGATGGTTCGCAGGATTGTGCTTGTTTACGATGAGCCGGGTGCAGCGCCGACAGTGGTCACTGACAGCGTTGGTGAAATTGAAGTTTACCACCTGTGCGAATGGGCGCGCGGTGACGAGCTTTTTCAGAGCGGTGGCGCTTGCATTGATCGCTCTACCCAGCGTGTTGATAGCATCTTGTCAAAATATCGCATCGGGTATTTGGGCGACCGCCCCGGCGTTGAAAATGAAATCGCTGACATGCTGGGCGTTGATCGGCCTCACTCACTGCCAGATGGCCCACGCTTGGTTTCAGATAGGGAGGGCGAGGAATGAGCCCGAAGCAGGCAGAGTTACGCAACAAGGTGCTGACGGTTGGCGGGATGCTGAACCGAAAGCTGAGCAAATGAGTGGGCTTGTTCTCTCCCTTTACGACTTGACCGGGAATATGGTGAAGCCTTGGCGTGATGCCGGGTATGAATGCATGGCGGTCGATCTGCAAAGCGAGCCGGGCCCGCATGAGCGTGACGGCATCGTTTATGTGGGCGGCGACGTGCTGCGCTGGCTTCCCCCTCGGACTAATTACGCCATGGTGTTTGCCTTTCCGCCTTGCACGGACGTGGCTGTCAGCGGTGCGCGATGGTTCCGCGACAAGGGGCTGTCTGGTTTGGCGGGGGCTATCGAGCTTCTGGAGCGGGCGCGTCAGATAGCCGAGTGGGCTGATGCGCCGTGGATGATTGAAAACCCCGTATCGACGTTTTCGAGCTATTGGCGCAAGCCCGACCACACATTTCATCCGTCAGACTTCACCGGATATGAGCCAGCCGACAACTACACAAAGAAGACCTGCCTCTGGACAGGGGGGGGCTTTGTGATGCCGCAAGCGAAGCCTGATTTCTCATTGTCGGCACCGGATAACCGCATTCACGCCGCCCCGCCCGGCCCAGAGCGCGCCAACTTCCGCAGCGCAACGCCCATGGGGTTTGCCCGCGCGGTATTTGAGGCAAACCATCAAGCGAAGAGGAGCCCAGCATGAGAGATCTGGAAGCCCTGAAAAGCATTGGGCGCGGATACAAGCGTGCCATGAAGCGCCGGTATCGGCCACGCGCGATGTACATGGACCCTGAGACGGGACCGCGACCGGCGACAGCGAAAGATTATTACCTAGGGCAAGCTCAGGCTTTTGGCTCTGACCGACTGCGTAATGTCCCGCCACTTTCCTATCGCTCTGCGCGCCCGGTGAATGAGGACTTCGGTGGGTTTTTGAGTAAGGGCGCGGGATGGCCTTTGTAGCAAAGACGACCCCGCACCCACCCTGGCAGCACCGCTTCGCCATCAACGGCGAAACCATCATGGAAGAAGCCCGCAAGCGAGAGCGTGAGGGGCAGGGCCGCGTCATTGACGATGGCCATCCCCCGGCATTGTGGGAGCCAAAGCAGCAGCACAAGGAGCGCCAGCATGGCTAGAGCAGGACGCAAGCGTAAGAAGGCCCAGCGTGAGCCCAACGGGCGTATCAAGCGCGCCTCTGATCGGGATGTTGGCACGCCAGAGCTTGCCCGGCGCATTCACGCCATGAACGGCAAGGGAACCCCGGCGCTGATGACAGACCAGCTGTGCGCCATGGGGCTGATTACCGACGAGCAGAATCAGGCGGCGGCGCTTTATCGCTGGTTCCGTGAGAAAGCCTATGGCAAGCCCAGCCCTGCCATCGCTGGCTATGGCGAAATGATAGGCGAGGGGACGCTGCGCCCCATTGCGGTGATAGATCCTGAGAGCGACCCGCAAGCGCGCGCTGAAGAAGCCTACAGGCGCGGCCATAAGCTCATTTTGCACCATGGCCGCATCGGCGCGAGCGTTGAGCTGACCCGCGTTGTGATCGACAATGACAAGCCGGTTGCCCGTGACTTCAAGGCGTTTCAAGAAGCGCTGTCTATGTTGCACCAGCTTTATTTTGCCGGGGAGAATGAAGGGGCTGGACAACCCGCGCGGCGCACGGCATAAATGTCATTAATGCACAGTTGAAAACTGCGTCAAAGCCCCGCCCGGCCACCGCTCGGCGGGGTTTTTCTATTCCGGCCACGCCAACACCACAGCAAAGCCTAGAGCCTTAACGCTAGAGTGTGAGCCGGTGCCCTTTAAGCCTGCCCCCTTCATCATGTTCCTCCTTGCGTGGTGTGTGGCTCTCCCCCAGGGCTGGGGCAGGCGGATAAACACTGAGGTGCACGATGCCAGCAAAGAAGAAAGTTGGCAGACCCTCCACATATACCGCCAAGGTCGCTGATGCCATATGTGAGCGTGTTGCCTTGGGTGAGAACCTAAACCTCATCTGCAAGGGCGAAGACCTTCCTGGCCGCGATACGGTTTACAAGTGGCTTCGAGACAAACCGGAATTTGCCAGCAACTACGCCCGCGCGCGCGAGGCCAGAGCTGACACGCGGTCTGATCGGATTGATGATGTAATGCGCCGGGTTCTGGATGGTGAGCTGGACCCGCAAGCGGCGCGCATCGTGATTGATGCTGAGAAGTGGCAGGCGGGCAAGGAAGCGCCTAAGCGCTACGGCGACAAAGTTACGAACGAACACACCGGCGCTGATGGTGGCGCGGTACAGATCAACGTGGTCACCGGCATTGACCGCGATTGATCTGGGCTACCGCCCGCGCGCTTGGCAAAGGAAGCTCCACAGGGACAAGGCCCGCTTTAAGGTGCTGGTGGTTCACCGTCGCGGTGGCAAGACCGTTGGCGCGCTGATGGATATGCTAGACTATGCGCTGTCAGCCAAGACCGAGCGCCCGCGCTTTGCCTACATTGCGCCCTACTACAAACAGGCCAAGGCAGTGGCTTGGGACTACCTCAAGGCTTTCACCGCTGAGATACCAGGAACCAAGGTCAACGAAAGCGAATTGAGGGTGGACTTGCCCAACGGGGCGCGCATCCAGCTCTATGGCGCTGACAACTACGATGCCCTGCGCGGGATCTACCTTGATGGCGTCGTGCTTGATGAGTTTGGCGACATGGACCCGCGCGCCTGGGCAGAGGTCATCCGGCCCGCACTGAGCGACCGAAAGGGCTGGGCAACCTTTATCGGGACGCCAAAGGGGCAGAACGAGTTTTTCAAGCTGTATCAGCACGCACAAGACGCGGGCGGCTGGTCAGCCACACTGTTGAAGGCCAGCGAAACTGGCTTGGTTGATGAGCAGGAATTGGCCGACGCCCGCGCGGTCATGACTGAGGACCAGTATAATCAGGAATACGAGTGCAGCTTTGATGCTGCTGTACCGGGGGCCTATTACGCCAAGCTGTTGACCGAGGCTGAAGAAGACGGGCGCATTGGTCAGGTGCCATTTGATCCGGCTGTGAGGGTCTGGACGGCTTGGGACTTGGGCATTGGAGACAGCACGGCCATTTGGTTTGCGCAGATTGTCGGGCGTGAAATCCGCCTGATTGATTACTACGAGGCCAGCGGCGTGGGGTTGGACCATTACGTTGCCCAGCTTCGAGAGGGGCGCAGGGCGCGCTACACCTACGCTGAACACTGGATGCCGCACGACGCGGACCACAAGGAGCTTTCAACGGGGCGCAGCCGCATCGAAACCTTGCGCAGCCTTGGCGTTGAAGCCCGCGTGCTACCTGTTGCGCGAGTTGAAGACGGGATTAACGCGGTAAGGATGCTGCTGCCCCGCGTTTGGATCGACAAAGAGCGGTGCGCAGAGGGAATTAAAAGCCTTCGCCACTACCGCAGCGAGTGGGACGAGAAGCGCAAAGTGCTTCGCCCGCGCCCGCTGCATGATTGGGCAAGCCATGGCGCGGACGCCATGCGCTACTTCGCCCAAGCCTACAGAGACACGTGGTCAAGATCGGCTGGCGCTCGCAGCGCACAGCTTGAGCTGCCAGAATACGGAGCCGTTTGATGGAAGACTTCGACGAAGAATTTTTCCGTCGCCTGGTGGCTGATGAGCGCCGGTCCTCGGTGGGTTATGAGCAGGATGAAGAGCTTCACGGCCAGCGCGAGCAGGCGCTGAATTACTACAAGGGCGAGATGCCTGACGTGAAATCGCTGCCCAACCGCTCGAAGGCGACCAGCTCTGATGTGTCTGATGCGGTTGAGACGGTACTGCCCGACCTGATCGAGATTTTCACTGCGTCTGATGATGTGGCGACCTTCTCGCCGGTTGGCCCTGGCGATGAGGACGCAGCCAGCCAAGAGAGCGACTATATCAACCACGTGGTTTACGAGCAGAACCAAGGCTGGATGCAGCTTTATACCGCGTTCAAAGACGCGCTGCTGGTCAAAACCGGGCTCTGGAAATGGTGGTGGGATGACTACCGCTACGAGGAGGAGGTTTTGAAGGGTCAGAACCTTGTCCAGTTTCAAGAGCTGCTTGCGGCGTCCCAAGACCCGACCAGTGGCTTTGAGGTGATCGACGCGCAGGAAAATGACGGCGGCATTGATGTGACCATCAGCCAGCGTGACGGTGGTGGCAAGGTCTGCTTTGAGGCTGTTGACCCGGTAGATTTGATGGTTGGCCGCGACACGGTGCGCCTGGCCGACGCCACCTATTGCGCCCATCGCTCCCGCCAGCGCGCACAAACCCTGATCGAGCAGGGCTATGATGCCGATATCATCAACATGCTGCCGAGCTACAGCGCTGAGGATGGCGAGGAAATCGAGCGCGCCCGTGACACCGCAGGCGAAACCGACGAAACCACAGAAACCCAAATCCTGCGTCACGTGGAAGTGGTTGAACACTATGTGCGAGTAGACCACGACGAGGACGGCAAGACCGATCTGTTCAAGGTGCTGACCGGAGACAGCGAGCAAGTGCTGATCGACATTGAGCAGGTGGACGCCATACCGTTTGCGGCGATTACGCCTTACCCGGTGGCCCATCGCTTCTTTGGCCGCTCGCTGGCTGATCTGATGGTGGAAATCCAGCGTATCAAGACCGCGCTTTTGCGCATGATGCTAGACAGCGGCTATTTTGCCATGAACCAGCGCACCGAGGTGAGCGAGGATCAGGCAAACGAGTTCACGATTGGCGACCTTTTACGCAACACGCCGGGCTCGCCGGTGCGTTCAAAGACCGGCCAGGCTGTGCGGCCCATCGGGGCGGGCTCTTTGAGTTTTGATGTTCAAGGGGCCATGGAATACGTTGCCACCATGGGCGAGCAACGCAGCGGCATTGTCCGCAATGCGCAGGGGCTCAACCCTGACACGCTGCACGATACGGCCAGCGGCGCACAGGCGCTTATGTCAGCGGCTCAAAAGCGCGTGCGGATGATTGCGCGGGTGTTTGCAGAAACGGGCGTGAAAGACCTGTTTTTGGGCATCCATGACATGCTTCGCGCTCACGGCTCTGAGGTGGAGACGTTCAAGCTGCGCGGCCAGTGGGTGCCGATCCAGCCTGCAAGCTGGCGACGCCGCAAGGATATGACGATTGACATTGGCGTTGGTTCCGGTGGTCGCCTTGAGGAGCTTGCCGCTTTCCGCGAAATGGCGGGCGTTGTCCAGCAGGTGCTAGAGCTTCAAGGTCAGCTAACCCAAAACCCGCTGGGCGGTCCCTACATCACGCCGCAAAACTTCTATGAGTTTGGCAAGCGGTATCTTGAAAAGGTCGGCATCAAGGCGGTGGACGCTGTGTGGTCTGAGCCGGATGCCGAACAGATGATGGCGATGATGCAGGGCCAGCAGGGCGGTGAAGACCCGGCTCAGGCCGAAACTGCGAAGATGCAAGGCCAGATGCAAATGGAAATGGCCAAGCTGCGCAGCAAGGAGCAGATCGAGCAATTCAAAGCCCAGATCGAGGCCCAGCTTAAAATCCGCGAGCAGGACCTTGAGGCTCAACTGGCCGCACGCGGTCAGGATGCCAATATCTCGGCCACGCGCTTTGGGGGTGCAGTTGGATGAATGATGATGCCAAGCGCCAGGGAATTGCGGCCAAGCGCGAGCTTGATGAAACCGAGGCCAGCTTTGAGGCCATCCGGTCTGGCCTGATTGACCAGATGCTAAAGGCCAAAACCGACAAGGAAGCCGCCGCGCTCGTTTGGAAGCTGCAAGCGGTTGATGCGGTCAAGGCCAACCTGATTGCCAAGGCGGCAACGCTGGACATAGAGCGCTACGCCGAGGAAATCGACGGCCAGTAAGCGCCGCGAAATACGAGTTCACCCAGCCCCGCCCTTGAGCGGGGTTTTTCATGTCTAGGAGATAAACGCCATGACTGACGCGCAGCCGGATACCGGATCTGTGTCAGACGGCTCGCTTGATCTGGACGGTGCGACGGCAGCGATTGCCGCGCTCGATCAGTCCAAGCCGCCCGAAGACACGCAAAACGAAGACATTCCCGCCGAGGCCGAAGCTGAAGCGGACCCAGACACCGAAGCCGCCCCGGCTGATGGTGAAGGCGAAGACGCGGACCTTGAATACGAGGCCACCGCAGACGCCGAAGACGATGAGAGTGACGAGCAGGAAGCCGCAGAGCCCATCCAGCCGCCGCACTCATGGGGCAAAGACGATGCGGAGATGTTCCAATCGCTCCCGCGTGATGTGCAAGAGCGCATTGTGCAGCGGGAAAACGAGCGGGACAGCGCCGTATCGAAGAAGCTCAACGAAGCCGCCGAAACACGCAAGGCCGCAGAGGAAGCAGCATCGCAGTTTGCGCAAGTCGCGCAGCAGTTCGACCAGCTTGCGACCCATGCCCAACAGCGTTTCGCGGACAAGTGGGCAAACATCGACTGGCAACAGCTGGCTCAACAAAACCCGTCTGAGTATGTCCGCGCCAAAGCGGAATATGAAGCGGATGCTCAAACTGTTCAGCAGACCACTCAGGCCCAGCAAGCGGCAGAGGCGAAAGCCCATACCGAGTTCTTGCAGCGTGAGACGGCCCGGCTGGCAGAGCTGGCCCCTGATCTTGCCGACCCTGAGAAGGGCGGCGAGCGCAAGGCCGAGCTTGGCAAATTCTTGTCTGAGCAAGGCGTTGATGCCGAAGCTCTGAAGTGGGCTTCAGCACAAGAGCTGTCCCTTGCCTATGACGCGATGCGTTGGCGCAAGGCACAGGCTGAAGCGAGCAAGCCAAAATCAGTCACGACCAAACAGGCTCCCAAGGCGGTACGACCCGGCGCGGAAGCCAAAACCAAACCCCGTGCAGTGAAACAGAGAGAGGCCGCGATGAAGCGGCTCGGCCAATCAGGCAGCGTTGATGACGCTGTGGCCGCTCTCCTGGCTAGATAAAAGGAAACGAGCAAATGGCTGCTCCCACCAATTTGGAGACCACGGTCAATTCCGTTGGTCAACGTGAAGACCTGAGCGATGTGATCTACCGCGTCGCCCCGGAAAAAACTCCGCTGTTTTCGGCGCTCGGCAAAGGCAAGGCCAAGGCCCGCTATCACGAATGGCAGACCGAAAGCCTGCGCGCCGCAAGCGGCGACAACGCCAATGTTGAAGGCAATGACGTTGGCTCCCTGGACGCTCCGAACCGCACCGCGCGGATCGGCAACTACTGCCAGCTCTTTGACGAGACCGGCGGTGTGTCTGGCACTCAGGAAGCTGTGGACATGGCAGGTCGCGCCTCTGAGATGGCCCGCCAGAAGACCCTCAAGGGTCTTGAAATCCGCCGCGACGTTGAGGCGGCTATCATCCGCAACGGTGCCTCGCGCAACGAAAGCGGCGCTGATGCCCGCCTGACGGCTGGCGCTCTGGCGTTTATTGAGACCAATGACAGTGTTGGCTCAACCGGCGCATCGGGCGGCTTCTCGTCTGGCATCGTGGCTGCGGCCACCAACGGCACGCAGCGCACCTTTACCGAGGCTCTGCTGAAGACCGTGCTGGCGTCTCGCTTCGACGAAAGCGGCGACAGCAACGATCTGGTGGCCTTCATGTCGTCTGCCCACAAGCAGACCGCATCGGCTTTCACCGGCATTGCGGAAATCCGCCGTGATGTGAAGGGCAAGAGCCAGGCTGTCATCCACGCCGCAGCTGATGTGTACGTGTCAGACTTCGGCGCGGTGTCGATGGTGCCGCACGCTTACGGGCTGACCCGTGACGTGCTGATTGTCGATCCGTCCATGGCTGAAGTGTCTGTTCTTCGCGGCTTTGAAACCAAGCCGCTGGCCAAGACCGGCGACAGCGAGCGCTTCCAGATTACTTTTGAAGCGGCTCTTTGTGTCAAAAACGAAAAGGCCCATGCCGCAATTCGCGATTTGACGTAATGGCGACATAACTTTTGACAACGTAGACAGGTTCGCATATTGTTCTCTCTCATTAGGTGAGGGGTAACGGTGTGCGGACCTGTTCTATTAGCGGCTGTCAAAAGCCTGTTTATCGAAAAAAGATGTGCGCGATGCACTGCAATCGCGTTTATAGGCATGGCTCTCCCCACGGTGGGGTGAAAAACCACGCCAGCTTAGAAGACCGCCTTTGGAGGGCAACGCGCCGAGGCTCAGAAGACCAGTGCTGGCCGTGCTCTCTTGGAGGGAAATCTCCCTACGCAATCCTTCGGCCATCAGGCCGAAATGCAGTGAACGTGTACGGTCACAAGCTGTCGTATGAATTGCATCATGGCGCGGTGCCGGATGGGTTTGTGGTCATGCACAAGTGTGACAACCCCAAATGCGTCAACCCGGCGCACCTAATGCTGGGAACGCCCGCAGACAACACCGCCGACATGATGGCGAAGGGGCGCTATCGAACGCGCCATAATGTGCTGGATGCGCAAAAGGTTCGTGCTATCCGCGCCGCTGATATGAGCGCCCGCGAGTTAGCTGAGAAGTATGGCTGCACTGTGAGAACAATACAAAGCGTGCGCCTTCGAGAGACGTGGAAGCACGTCGAATAGCTGCGCTGGCAGCACAACTAAGTGAGAGGGGCGGCTTTCGGGTCGCCCCCTTTGTTTTGGAGAACCCCATGACTGAGAACACCCCGAAGCGCGCTCGCGCTGCCAAATCTGATGAGCCGAAAATCCCAGAGGGTCACGTAAAGGTGCGTGTTCTGCCTCTCGGTGCTGGCAAGGTCAGCACGGGCGAGAACAACGGCATGGAGCGCGCCGAGAAGGGCCAATTCCTGATTGCTGAAAAGTCTGTGGCTGAGGCCCAGGAAAAGCGCGGCTTTGTGGAAATCGTCTAATGAGCTGGAAGCCCTTCATATCGTCTGACTACGACGATATCCAGTATTACTGGCGCGATGACGGGCAAGGCGGGGGCGAAGTGCTGACGGTGCAGGATTGCACCGAGACAGTTGAGCGCGCCAAGGCGATGGCCACCCACAATGACGGGTATTCGCCAAGCAAGGAGTGGAAGCGCGCCGGGTCGGTGCCTTTCACCCTGCTTTACAAATGGATTGCTGAGGCTGGCATTGAGGCCAATGACCCTGAGCGCCAGCAGAAGATCAACAAGCTGTGCATCCAAAAGCTGAATGACAGCGATTACCGGCATCTGCGCACCATACCGGGGAGGGCGGGCTAAATGGCTTTGACCACTTACGCCGAGCTTCAAGCCTCGGTTATCGCCTGGATGAATCTTGAGAATGTCAGCACGCTTGTGCCTGACTTCATCGCCCTGGCTGAGAGCGATATGAATTTGACCATTCGCGCGCGGCAGAACACCGCCAACGCCACGGTCACTTTCGCCTCAACCGGGCTTGCCTCGCTGCCGACCGGCTTTCGTGAGGTCAACACGGTACGCCTGACCGCTTCGCCAAACTATGACATGGAAAGCGTGTCGCTTGATCGGTTGGCCGAGCTTCTGGCGTCCAGCACCACGGCGGGCAATCCTGAAGTGTTTGCGGTGGACGGTGAAAACCTGAGCTGCTGGCCGCTGCCGTCCGCGGATACAGACGCGGTGTGCCATTACACGCGCACCATTCCGGCGCTGACTGACAGCAACACCTCAAATTGGGTGCTGGCGAGCTATCCGCAGGCGTATCTCTATGGCGCGCTTGCCCATGGCTTTGCCTGGCATGACGATACCGAGAACGAACAGAAGTTCAGGGCCAAGTTTGAGGATGCCATGGCCCGCATCAACCGCGAGGGCCGCTCACTGATGGGCGGCAGCGCGACCATGCTTCTGGAAATGACCACGCCATGAGCCTGAGATTACCGCCCGGCGCTGATAGCAAGCTGGGCGATGTGGTCCGACAGCTTCGACAGCTCTTTACCTCGATTGAAAACCCGCAGCAGCCCACTCGTTTGGTGGTGTTTGCGGACGTAGCCAGCCTGCCGCCTGCCAGTGAATGGCGCGACACCATCGCGCGCTGTCGGGACGTAGGCAGCAGCACCCAAGGCTTGATCTACAGCGACGGCACCAACTGGCGACGCGCTGACACCAACGCGACATTGTAAGGGGACGGCCCATGCCAAGCTCTGCTTCATCTTCGCTGCTGCTCGAGCTTCAGGCGGCAGGTGAAAACCTGAACACGTGGGGCGATGGTCGCCTAAACACGGCCCTAAGCATGATTGAGGCCGGTGGCCACGGCATCACCAGTCACACGCTGACGGCCAACAAGACGCTCACCTACACCAATTTCACGGCCACTGACGGCACCGACTTTGTGCAGAAGTTCGCCAGCGGATCTGACGGCTCCTACGTGTTCACGCTGGGAGGCTATGAGCGCACCTACCTGATCTGGAACGCCTCAAGCCATGACCAGACAGTTGATTGCTCTGGCGGCGGCACCAGCGTCACGGTGAAAGCCGGTGAGGTGGTTCTGGTCTTCTGTGATGCGGTCAACGTCGCGCGCCTTAACAACAAGACGGTGACGGGTGATCTGGCTGTATCGGGCAACGTCTCGACCGTGGCTCCAACCACTGACCTGCACGCGGCAACCAAGAAATACGTGGATGACGAGAACACCGCGCAGAACGCAGCTATCACCGCCTCTGAAGCAGCGGCGGCGGCATCTGCGGCGGCAGCAGCAACATCTGAGACGAACGCTGCCACCAGTGAGGCTAATGCGGCAGCTTCCTATGACAGCTTTGACGACCGCTACCTGGGGGCCAAGGCGTCTGATCCTTCTGTGGACAATGACGGCGATGCGCTGATTACCGGCGCGATCTACTGGAACACCGGCAGCGCCATCTTCAAGGTGTGGAACGGCTCTGCTTGGGTGAGCCTGCCGAGTGGCACGATGGCGGCGCAGAATGCTGACAACGTGGCCATCACGGGCGGCACGATCACCGGCATCACCGACCTTGCCGTTGCAGACGGCGGCACTGGTGCCAGCACGGCAGCGGGCGCACGCACCAACCTTGGCCTTGTAATTGGAACCAATGTTCAGGCGTGGGACGCTGACCTAGACGTTTACGCAGCCAATCCGCTAACCGCCGCCGAGCTTACCCAGCTACAGAACATCGGCACCAGCACCATCAGCGCCGCTCAGTGGGGTTATGTCGGAGCTATTTCGGCCTATGGCGCAACCCTTATTGACGATGCAGATGCCGCGACCGCTCGGACTACACTTGGCCTTGGCTCCATCGCTACTCAGGCCGCTTCGGCGGTCGCTATCACCGGCGGCACCATTGACGGCACCGCCATTGGCGGCACGACCCCGGCGGCAGGGGCCTTTACGACGCTGAGTGTGAGCGGAGTTGTC